GACATCCTCGCAGACTTCAAGCAGGTACACGAAGAGCGTTGCGGAATCACCCTTCCAGACCTGCCAGAGACAGGCGATCTGGACATCAACGCAGTCCTCGAAAGCCCTTATTTCTTTGGCTAACATCCTAGTTCCCTCTCTCAAGAGAAATTAACTTGAGGAGGGGTCAGATGTATGAACATTTAGATCAAGACGAACAACTCCTCCTAGCTATACAATTCCACCTAAGTAATACTGCAATTCCAAAAGAGTTACAGGAACTACTAGGACCAGACCTCATCAATGATGTACTGAGAGTTGATAGTTAGGAGATCATAGGAGAGAGATATGATTACTACTTCAACAGCACATCTATCAGAAGCAGTACGTGAGAATCTACGAGCACTGCTAAAGCATCGTGTACTACAAAGAAAAGACGGCCCCTTTGATATGGGTTACGAGAAATGTAAGGATGATATCCGCATTGCAATCGAAACCTACACCGGAGGTCCATTATGATCCGTGAAGCAACAGCGGCTGACCTACCACCACTACTCCTGATCGCTGAGGCTTTCGGAGCAGAGGCACCAGACACACATAACTATGACTTAGATAAAGTAGAGGCTATGCTTCGGTTCTGTATCTATGATGACAACGCGGTTGTCTACGTCATGGAGATGGACGAGGTAGTGGTCGGCGGTATCGTTGGTGTTGTCGCTGAGATGTGGGCATCCTATGACCTGTCTGCCACAGAGGTAGCTTGGTTCGTAGACAAGAAGTACAGAGGCCGTGGTGCCTTGAAGCTACTCCGTGCCTTCGAAGACTGGGCAGAGAGTAAAGAAGCTGACTACATCACTGTAGCAGACATCGAGGGCATCGCTAACCTAGAACCGCTTTATAAGCGCAAGGGCTATAGCAAGGTCGAAACATCATATTCAAAGAGGGTATAACATGCCAGCATTCACATCTATCATCGCAGGCATCAGTGCCGCATCGGGTATCGGCGCTAACGCACAGGCAAATAAAGCCGCTGGTCGTCAACGAGCCAACCAACGCAAACAGGCCACCACAGCACAAGAACGTGCAGCACTGCAAGCACAGGGCCAGTCCACTGGACGTGCAGACGTCGTTCTAGGCGCTGATTCTACGTCATCCGCCTCAACAGCCGCAGCTAAGAAGAAACTACTTGGTTCCAAGTCAGGTTCTAAAGTAGGCGGTTTACTTGGTGGTGGCTCTAACATCGGGGGTCTCTAATGCAGGCACCTCATCGCATAAGCAACATGTGGGCGACAATGGACACCGACAAAGGTGATCTAATTGATCGTTCAGAAGCATATGCTCGTTGGACTGTACCAGCCATCATGCCCCCAGAGGGTATGGAAGGACAAGAGCAGTCTAAGGGCAATGTGCCTACAGGCGCACGTCTTGTCAACCACCTCGCTAACCGCATCGTGGAAGTTCTCTTCCCGATCAGCCGCCCATTCTTCACAGTAGCACTCACACCAGAGGCTAAACTAGAGCTTGAACAAGAGCTAGGTGAAGACCAGTCGAGCCTGATGCAGGAAGCAGTACGTGACAGCACGTCCCGCCTAGAAGAAGTAGCTATCCGTAAGCTGAAGCTAACTGAGTATCGCCCCACAGCGATCACCGCAGCCAAGCATCTCATCGTTACAGGTAACGTACTCCTACGTCGTATGCCAGATGGCAAACGAGTAATTTACCCCGTCAATCGCTACGGTGTCCGTCGTGACATCCTCGGCGCAGAGCGGGAAGTGGTCCTATCAGAGAAGAAGCGTTTTAGCACCTTCGATGAAGCCACTCAAGCCAGCATCCGCGAAGTCCATCCTAACGTAAAGGACGAGGACGACATGGAGTTGTTCACTCTTTACGAGAAGAAGGGTCAACGCTGGAAGATCACACAAGAAGCTGACGGCGTACCGTTGGACACTGAGAGCTATCAGAATGAAGCAGACTATGACCTTCTGGTCCTAGACTGGTCACTGCATCCCGGCGAACACTATGGTCGTGGGCTTGTAGAAGATTATGCCTCTACGTTCCACAACATCGACGTCTGCACTGAAGCACTGCTCGACCTCACAGCAATCACTGCTGACATCAAGTTCTTTGTACGTCCCGGCAGTCCGCTGTCTATGGACCTAGCCGCCCTGAATGCTGCCCCTCGTGGTACATACTGGCCCGGTAACGCAGATGACATCAGTGTACCTGAGATGCGTGCTCGTGGTGACTTAGCTACAATCAATGAACTCATTAGCAAGTGGGAAGGCGAACTATCGCAAGCCTTCTTGTTGTCTAGTGTCCGTGACGCAGAGCGCGTTACAGCCGCTGAGATCAGAATGATTGCTAACGAACTCGAAAGCGCATTCGGTGGCCTGTACTCACAACTCGCACAAAGCTGGCAACAGCGCGAAGCTGAGTACGCTATCAGTAAGGTAGACTTTGAAGCAGAGATCGGTAAAGACAGTTCCACATTTGAGGTACTCGTCACTACTGGACTTGAATCATTGTCCCGTGAAGGTCAGATCGACAACCTACGCTTGGCTATTGGAGACCTCCAGATGATGGAGGCTGTTCCAGAAGACCTGCGTGGTGCATTGAACCCGTTACGTTTCGCTAAGTTTGTATTCACCAACCGCTCGGTTGACCTCAACGCCTTCCTTAATACACCGGAAGAGATGCAGGCTAACCAAGAAGCAGCCATGCAAGCAGCAGGCCGTGAGCAGAGTATGCAAGGTGAAGCTAACGTCGCAGAGCACGCTGGTAAAGCAGCAGTAGACGCACAACAACCAAAGTAAGGAGAGAACACTTTGTCAGAAGAACCGATTAACCTCGACATCAACCCACCAGATTCGTCTATGGATACAGCAGGCAACGTGCCTCTTGTTGAAGTAGAGGCTGAACCCCCTGTCGAAGAAGCGCCCGTCGCAGCACCTGCTGAAGAAGCAGTTGCAGAGGCACCAGCAGAGGCCACTGAAGAGGCACCTGTTGAGAAGACAGATACTGTACTAGATACAGACGTCTGGGGCGACTCAGGTTCAGAAGTAGGCAACAGCGTACTTGGTATGTTACAGGACTCAGGAGTATCTACAGAAGACGCTAAGGCGTTGATGTATGATGCCATCCAAGCAGGTGACGTAAGTATGATTGACCAAGCAGCATTGGCCGATAAGGTCGGTAAGAATGCTGCTGCAATCATCCTATCAGGAACAAAGAGCTTCATCGCAGAGAACGCCGCGAAGAATGAGGTTGCAATCAAGGAAGTCCACACTGCCGCTGGTGGTAAGGACAACTGGGATGCAGTCGCTACGTGGGCTTCTAAGTCATTACCGGAAGCGGAACTCTCTGAGTACCGTCCGATGATTGACAAGGGTGGAGCATCCGCACGATTTGCTGTGTCAGAGATCATGGCTGCGTACAATAACGCACCAGCTAACTCTAGCATCGCTACTAGTACACCCCGTGTTGAGGCAACCTCAACATCTCCCCCGGCCCGCACAGCCATGTCTCGTGCAGAGTATGTCGCCGCTCTTGATAAGGCACATCGTAAAGGTGCGTCTAATAAAGAGATCGCGACCATCCAAGCAGCCCGAATGATCGGGCGCAAACAAGGCTTGTAAGCCACTTTAAGGAGATACCTCATGTCAGGTGTAAACATCCCAACCGACTCAACTCACCTATCCGATCAGGCAATTGCCGATATGATCGAACAGTACGGTGGTTTCGTGGACTCGCAGTTCGCTAAGAAATCCATCATGCGTAACTTCACTAACGTCAAATCCGTCAAGGGTACAGACACCATTATGAACCGTCGCGTAGGCAAGACTTCCTTGACTACTTTGACTGCTGGTGTACGTCCTGCCGCGACTGCAACTGCATTCGGTTCCACATCGCTGACCATCGACACTGTAGTCATGGCCCGTGACAACCGCTCCATGCTGAACGAATTCCAGATCGACTTCAATGCTCGTAAAGAACTCGGTATGGACCACGGTAAAGAACTCGGTAAGCTCTTCGATGAATCCCTGCTGATCGCAGGCATCAAAGGTGCTGGCGCTGCTGCTCCTTCCGGCTTGAACGGCGCATTCGGTGCTGGTGTTACTGCTGCACTCGGCTCCGCTGGTGATGAGCTTGACCCAACTAAGCTCTACATTGCTCTGGAAACAGGTGTTGTTGCTATGCAGACAGCAGACATGGACACTGAAGAGTGTGTATGGTTCGTGACTCCAACTCAGTACGCTGTTCTGTTGAACAACGACAAGCTGGTGAACCAAGATTACTCCACTGAGAACGGCGACTTCGCTAACGGTAAGTTCAAGACTGTAATGGGTGTTCCTGTTGTAGCCACTAACCGTCTGCCAACTGCTGCAATCACTGGTCACGCTTTGTCCACAACTGCTAACAGTGACTTCTATGACGTCACTGCTGCCGAAGCACGTACAGAAGCTCTGTTGTTGCACCCGTCCGCGTTGATGGTTGGTGAAACCATTCCGTTGACTTCTGATGTCTACTTCAGCAAGATCGAACGCCAGTGGTTCATCGACTCGTTGATGGCTTACGGTGCTAACTTCAACCGTCCAGATGGTTGCTACGCAGTTCAGTCTATCCTGTAATACTAATCAGCCCTCTCCTTAATTGGAGGGGGCTTTTTTTCATTTGTTGAGTGGCTGTCGTCTCTCCCGATGGCTATTCTACTAATGAAACAC